AGAGAGGAAAAATAAATGGCTTTAGCGGGATTATCAACACTCGGTATTACGTTTGGATATGGCGTAGAGGGATCGGGTCACGCAGGAGAGAAACCTTCGTCTTTTACACAGCTCACAAGAATTAACTCAATCGGTGGTATTAGTATCACGCCCGAAACTATCGACGCTTCAGCACTTGAAGATCAGGTTGAGAAGAGTGTGGCCGGCCGCGCCAGTACCGGAGCGACTTGGGAAGTTCAGATCAATTACACACCTGACACAGCAACAGAATGGGCAAACGTTATATCAGCATATAACACAGGAAAGGCAAGCGGACTTCAGACATGGTTCGAGGTTATCGTACCTTCAATGTCAGACGGTTTCTTTGTTATTGCTGAACCGCCTCAGGAAATACCTATGCCTGAACTCGGACAGAATGCACTCCTTACAGTTACGATGTCTCTTACAATCGTTGACTACAAGGGTACATCAGCAAAGGTTGCGTTCACGTAATAAACGTGGTTGCAATAGATAATAATTATTCTTCGGCATGGATAGGGCGGGGGAAACCCCGTCCTTCCCTTATGCCAAATTAGTCTTGAAAGGGAAGGGAAAAATATGGATAGACTTTTGAACATTAACGGCAAGTCTTACAAGGCTGCCGGATTTGACATTAACCTAATTTGTGATTTTGAGGATCACGGCATCGCACTTGATGATATCGATGGCAAGATGTTTAACGTAATTCGACTATACACTGCCGTTTCAATGGGTACGGATGTTAAAACTGCCGGTATCGAAATATCAGAGCATATGAGAAACGGTGGGGACCTTGAAGACATATCGAGTGCAATGTCCGATATGATGGAAGAATCGGGTTTTTTTCGCAAGAAATCGAAGGACAAGGATTCGGGAAGTCAGAAGAGAACAAGAACGAAGAAAACGGAAAGCAACGAAGTGACTTCGGAACCTTCCGAGAATATATAGACTATGTTTGGTACCCGCAAATGTACAAAGCGGGAATATCCTACGAAGAGTTTGGACGACTGAACATGAAAAAAATCCGGATCATTGCGAATGCTTATTCCGAGAAGATAAGGGATGACTTTATGTTGGCGGATACAGTGGCATTTGTACAAGGCCGGTACATAGTCGAAGCTTTACTTTGCACAGTTGGTAATATGTTTGGGAAGAATGCAAAATTTGAATATCCTGAGCAGCCATATTCCATGAACAAAGTAGACCGAGCATTGACCGCAGATGAGATTGAAGAACAGCGTCAGCAATTTATTGCAACGCTTAAGACGATGGAAACAAACTTTAATCTCAACAAAGAAAAAGAGATTATGACAAGCGGAGAGTAAGTTGAAATATATTTACTCTCCGGTATCATGAGGAACAAACAACAATGGCAAGTGTTGATTCTTTATCAATTCTAATAACCGCAAGTACCGCGTCAGCGACAACAAAAATTAATGCACTTACAAAGGCGTTGGGCGAACTGTCAGCTGCCATAAACGGTTTAGATGTCTCTAAATTCGAATCACTTGCCGCAGCCACGGGAGACTTAGCAAACAATCTTTCCGGCATTAAGGGTAATGCTGCGAAAGACATCCAAAAAATATCCGAATCAATTAAAACCGCATCAGAAGATAAGGCACCTTTTGAAGGGGTTAAAAAAAGCGTAGAAGACGTTGCGGAAAAGTCTAAAGAGGCCGTCACCGGAGTAGAACAGATAGATCAGACTCTTAAAGGAGTTGATCCTGTTTCGATTGACGGAATGTCCGAGTCTTTAGAAAAAGCATCCCAAGTAATGGAAAAAACAACAACTAAGATGGCAACGTTCAAGATGTTGCTTAAAGGCCTGAGAATTACTATTCCCACAGATGACCTTCTTAAAGTTGATAAAAAAATTGAAAAGACTTCTGAGAAACTAGAAGAACTTAGAGATAAACTGAATTATAAGAGCGCTCATGTCGAAGGTTATGTCGATAGTAAAGATATGGAAAAGGATCAGCAAAAGATTGCTGCTCTTATCAACGAACTCGACAGACTTAAACTAAAGAAAGAAGAACTTGAATCTAATGGAGGCCTTAAACTAAATAATTGGAATTTTGCCGATATTCAGTCGGGGGTAAAGAGGGCAAACAAGGCTTTAGAAGGTTTTATCTCTAAATTACGCAAAGCAAACAGCGCCTCTCGCGATACTTCGAAGTCTACAAAATCTTTTGATGCTGCTGCAAAACAACTCACAAAAAGTCTTACGAGAGTCACTAAAATGCTCAAGTTGATGATCACTCGTATGGCGTTAAGAACAGTCATCAAAGAGACAGGAAACGGGTTTAAATCATTAGCATTGCATTGTGAAGAATTTGATAACGCCATGTCCGGTATTATTAATTCTTCTAAGAAGTTAGCATATTCCTTTGCGGCAATGGTAGCGCCTCTTATTAATGCGCTTGCACCCGCACTTATATATATCATTAACCTTCTCACCAAGTTTATAAACATCATTAATCAGGTGTTTAGCGCGCTAGGTGGGGGGTCAACATACAATAAAGCAAAAGATTTCACAGGCAAGTGGTCTGACAACATTGAAGCTGCAAATAGCAGCGCTAAAGAATTAAAGAAGACCGTACTTGGATTTGACGAACTTAACCAACTGCAAGACAATAAGTCTTCCGGTGGTGGTGGGACAAACGATATCCAAGATATGTTTGATACCTTGCCTATTGAGAATAGGTGGAAAACGCTTGCTGATTATATAAAGAGTCTTGCTAAAAAACTATTTGATCCCATTAAACGAGCGTGGGATAAGGTCGGAGATGAGGTCATTAAAGCGTGGAAAAAGGCGCTTAATAAACTCAAGAAATTGGGTTCTGATGTAGCAAGAGATTTTTGGAAGGTTTGGGAACAGCCTCAAACACAGAGAATCTTTGAAAACCTTTTCAAGATTATTCGCGATATAGGAGATTTTGTTGGAAATCTTGCGAAACAATTTGATGAAGCGTGGAACAAGAATGACGCCGGTCTTCGTTTACTTGAAAAGATCCGTGACATAATTGACATAATCGTTGAAGGAATACAGAAGGTCACAGAATCTTGGGCAGAATGGGCGGATTCAATAGATTTCTCGCCGTTGCTTGAAGGAACAAACGAACTCCTTGAGGCACTCAAAGAGCCTATACATGTCTTGATGGGCATGTTTGAAGACTTAAATAAAGATTTTATTCAGCCTCTTGCGAAATGGCTTTTTGAGGAAGGATTGCCTCAACTTGAAGCGGCATTTACGAATTTTGCGAATAAAGTCGATTGGGTAACTCTTCGCGATAGGATAGACAGAGTTTGGAAAGTTCTTGAACCGTTTGCTGAGACTGTTGGTGAAGGTCTTATCGAATTCATTGAGAGAGTCGGTGACAAAATTGCAAACTTCCTTAATTCTGAAGGATGGGAGAGTTTCATAGACTCACTTGAGAGATGGACCAAAGATATCGATGCTGATGACATTGCAAATGGACTTGAGTTAATATGCGACGCCTTAATTGGTTACGCGGCATTATCAGGGACAATGGCCGTATTTACGGGGATATCGGCATTTTTTGCTAGTATATCAAAGTTTGGAGCAACGGTTGCGGCCGCGTTTAAAACTATATATAACGCAATGAAGATGGTTGCCAACTTTATGACAACACCGTCATGGATGACATTTGTAACATTTCTCTCCAACCCCGCTTCAGTCATTTCAATAAGCAACATTATTGATATGTGTCGCGGGACTTTCCTTGATCCTGACGAATGGGTGGGATATATCGGGGAGTTTGTTGATAAGGTGGGCATCCTTTGGAATGACCTTTGGGTTATTTTGGGCAGTCCGTTAATTATGATTGAAACCATTCTAAACGGTGGAACGATGGATGACTATGCCGCAGAAATGGATAAGGCATGGCAATCTATTGATAAATACAACGAGTCTGTCAAGAAACTCAAAGAGTATAACCTTGATACAAGCGGCAGTTATAAAGAAATAATTGATCGCGCTAATAACCTTAATGACACTATGAGTCATGTCTCAGTTGATGTTAAGAAATCAACGGATATAGTGGCGGGCGCCGCAAAAGACTTAAAGGCAAATGCAGAAACATCATTTGTTAATGTATCTGCCGGTGCTGCAAAAATGAGCAAAAGTGTTGAAAAAGATACAAGCGCAATAGTCATCTCGTTCGAAAGCGCCGAAACCGATGTGGCGAATTCCGGATTTGCGATGCAAGGAACGATTAACGAGGTCACTCAAACCTTTGATAAAGACTCATCAGAGATACAGAAGACTGCGGATACTATTAAGGATTCTTTTTCTGAAGATAAGTGGACGTTCTCAGGTGTTATAGATGGTCTGTCTAAGACATTCGGAGATGCTATTGCGGCCGTAAAGAAAAAGTGGAATGAATTAGCACAACTAAACGGCGAGTATGAGATTGGTGTTGGCAAACTTAAAATAAAGTTACCAAAATTCTTTGCCGGTGGTGGATTCCCTGATCCTGAAGATGGTTGGTTCCGAGCCTCGCAAGGAGAGATGCTTGGAAAATTTGACAATGGCAAGTCTGTTGTAGCAAACAATCAGCAGATTACAGACGGTATTGCACAGGCCGTTTATCAGGCAATGATGAGTGCTAATAGTGGTAACAGTGGAAATGTTCCGGTATACACAACGGTTCAGATTGATGGTGAAACAATAGCGAGAGCAGTCACAAAAGGACAGCGAGGTCTTAACAGACGATACAGTCCTACAATGGCTTAAAGTTGAAGGGGGTGCCAAACGGCACTCCCTTTTGATTAGGTGAAAAAAATGGCATTAAATTTTGTATTCAAAGTAGACGGTGTTGATTGCCCGACTCCAAGCACCTTCGGGTGGTCCCTTCAGGATGTCTCTAGTTCGGACAGTGGCCGTACACAGGACGCCGTGATGCACAAAAATCGCGTAGCGCAAAAGGAAAAAATACAGTTATCTTGGAACGCACCGGATTTTCAAAAGACATCTCAGATACTTCAGATGTTTCAACCGGAATACTTTGATCTTACATACAGAAGTCCATTGACTAACACAATAGTTACAAAGACTTTTTACTGCGGCGATAGACAAGCGCCGGTTTATTGGTGGGTAAACAACGGATTGTTTGAAACCATTTCATTCGACGTAATAGAGCAATAAAAATAGGCGAGACAAAGCATGATACCCGTATCAAACGACTATAGAAGACAACTTATAGCGGGAAATAGAAACTATCTGATTAAGGTCAATATGACGCTTGCAGATGGTACCGCACTTCTGCTTGAAAACGAACATATATGGGATAACGGAATTGTTATAGATCAGGCGACTTCTAGCGACAGTACATTTGATATTGGCGCAGCTATAGTAGGTAGTCTGAAGGTCGTAATTGACAATATAAAAGGTAATTTTTCGCAGTACGACTTCTTTGACGCAAGATTAACGCTTTGGCTTGGTGTTTCCGGAGATGTTGACGAGTACGATACTCAGAGATACTACCGTATAGGCTTTTATGTGGTTGATGAACCAAATTATAACGGATCTCTGATCACGCTTAATTGCCTTGATAATATGACATGGTTTGACACTCCTTTCTCGGATGTAGGAGCGACATTTCCTACGACAGCCGGAGCTTTAGTGGCGGATATA